GTGTATATGCAAGTGGCGGTTCTGTGGTTTATTCAACATTCGTTCTTTTATCAAACATTCTGCGTAATTGAAAGGTTAGTGCATCTAATCGCCACCTGACATATACACGCGGAACGTTAGCTTCAATTGCTACATTTCGGTTTCAATAGATAAATTACCGTTTTCAAGAGCAGTTTCATAGAGATGTTCTACTGCTTCAATAATACCTATTCCTGTACACCAATCCATTATTTCGCCTCTAATATTATTTACAATCCAACATTGCAATTCAAACGTAGCCTCTCCATCTTCATCAGTAATATAACCATTGAAAATATCATTTGGTATTTGTCCGTTTGTAAATAACCCAAATCCATCTCTAAAAATCTGCTCTTTTGTTTTTGTACTTCTCATATAATTTTAGTTTTAATAATCCGCATCAGCTTATAACAGCGTATAAGGGAAGTGCGAGGAACGAGCATTTACTTTATACGCAAAACGTTACATACTACTTATACTCTTATTTAATCAAAAGGTTTCGGGTTGAATGGAAATAGTTTATTGCCTTGTTCATCCTTAATGTCTAAAGTTTGTCCTGTGTCTCGTTTTATCTTTAATAAATATTCAGCCGCCAAATACGATTTGTAGTACTTATGAAGCTCCTTAGTCATCTGCTCTTTAGTGGCTAGCCCCGATTCAATCCATCTCTTATTGTCAACGTTAAACCTATTAGTGGCACTCTTCCAAAACTCATCTTTCAAGTCCTTACTAATATCTATTTGATGGCCGTCTTCAATTAAGAAGTCATACAGCTCTCCATAGATGCCATAAGAGCCATTAGATGAATATAGATTGTTAAGCTCCATTAAAATCCTCTGTACCTTAATGTCCATTATCCTTTTTTGTTAATCATTTCAATAATCTTTGTTTTCTCCTCTTCTGTTATTGGTTCGGGGGCTTGGCTCTTGTTGTTATCCTCTGTGAATTTCTTAAATTCATCAAATACAGATACTAGATATTCCAACTGCAGATTGATTCCGAACTTAGCCGCCCGACACTTCTCTAGTCTGCCTTTAAAGAACTTCTTATTCTCTGTGGATATAGATTGGTCTTTGATAGCATCCTCAAAATAAGCCTCTGAGTACTCCATAAGCTGTTGAGAGATGGCTAGTACAGCTAAGTCATTCTCGCTGCTTTGTGTGTAAACTAAATTCCACTCACCGTTTTCGTTCTTTAATGAGAAGTGTATTGTTCCTTCGATTGGTTTCATTTCTTTCGTTTTTTGATTTCTTTATATATTTGTCTTGATTTAACGTCAACCGCATGGAAAACTTCTTTCTCTGATGTAAACTCTGTTGGTTCAGAAATTACCCACTCCCATTTGCCTGTTTCCCTATTTAGTTTTTTGTACGGAGGTTTTGTATATTTTCCCATTTTTATTGTTTTGGCGAGCTGTTAATATTCCTTTTCTAATGTAACAAACAAGTACTCCTATTGATGATGTGATAAGCAAAAGGAATATCAGTTGCCATCCGCCCATAAGTAGATATCCGCAGTACAAAGCCACGCATATTAAAACAAAGGCTACCAAGAAATAAATAACATTACGAGGCATTTTTTCAAGCTCGTCCATGTATTCTTCGTTTTCGGCTGATGGTAAGTCATACTTTCTCATGTTTTTCTGATTTAGGGGTTAATGATTTAATTACATCATCTCTTAAAGATATTTCTTGAGTGAGAATTTGAACAGCCGATTCTAAATTGGCTATTTGTGTGTTTCTCTTAAGAATAAGATTGTTTAAGTCTTCTATTATTTGGTCTTTGGTTAGGTGAAGCATTGTTGGTGTTTTAATTAGTTTAAAAGTAAGAGTTGTTTAAATTGTTTCCTAATCTTTTTTATATCAACGAGTGGTTCTTCGGGGTATTCTTTTTTAAATACTTTTTTCATCTCTTATCAATTTTACAATGTTTGTTTGGTTTTTATAGTTTAACGATATGAATGGAATAAAGGTTGCAAAATAATTTGTTAAATAAAAATGCCCTCAGATTCACCAAGAGCATTCCTATATATTTACCTGTTTATGAAAACAACCACCAAACTCCCAACCAAAGAGCTTTAGGTTATACAAATATAGATTTAAATGATTTAAACTCCAAACATTAAATGATAATACAATAGAATACTACTTTTTTAAATGATTTAAGCTTTAATTAACCCTATCTATAATACACGATAATCATCCGCCGATCTTTTGCCAACATATTTTGCTGCCATAATCTTTTTAATTGATTTATTAGGGCAAAAAATGCAACCTTTGTTCTTTGAATAGTGTATAAACATTATAATTAACCAACTAAAAACGATTAAAATGAAAGCAATAAACCTAATAGATATTCAGAATTGGTGGGAATCTGGACACGGAGAAGAGCGTGCGGGTCACTTTAATATAGAGCTTTACTTAGATTATTTACGCGTTAAAAACAACAAATAACATGACAAACGAAGAGATTAAATTAGTGGCGAAAGCCTTATGTTACACTTTAGGGAGTGAAGATAGACACTATAAGGTAACAGTGAGTGATAATGGCATATTACTAGAATATGTATGTGCTGAGATTGTAGATAGCGAGCCTGACCCTCAGATTCAGAAAGAAACAGAGGTGGAAATAGCCCATGTTGATTTGCCTCTGATTGCAGATTTGTTCAAGCTTTCGGACGCTGTAAGAGAAGCCATAGAAGAAATAGAAAGTGTAGGAATAGAATATAAAAAGTTTTAATTATGGAATTAGCCACAGAACAAGCTTTAAAACTAATAGTTTTTCAATTAAGGAGAGCTGCCTCTAATAATATAAAAGTTGACTGTAATCAATTCGCTGATGCTATTGATGAGGCAATTAATCTCGAATATGAAGATAAACTTGATTTAGAAATGTTTGATGATTCGGAAATGTAAAAAACTAAAAATTATGGAAAAAGAAAAATTTGAGATAGCTGTTGCTATACATGAAAAGAGAAAGATTGTTATGGATTTACATAACCATTTACTGAACGCTGAGGAGATTAAAGAAATTTGTTTTTATGGCAAAGATAGTAAAATTAGGTATGCTGGCGTGGGCGTAAGCGGTATTAAAGAAGTGATAATATCTTATTTAAGGGATAAAGCTTTAGAATTAGATGAAGATATAAAAGCTCTTTAAATGTTAAATCTTTGTTCAGGGTATTGACTTTTGAATATTTGTGATTATATTTGTGACAGATTACTTTAGCGAGTATAAATAAAATTCGTATCTTTGAGTTCTATAAGAGGGTAAAACCTCGGTAAAAACCTCAACCTATTTAAACCTCGCTAAAGTCATTTGGTGGGGTTTTTGCTTGTATACCATTTCCTTACAAATCTGTAAGAAAAACATAAAGCAGAAAATCCTTACAAATTTGAAATGAAAATATGACTTTAGATATAAACGTAATAAATCTTTCTACTATTGCTGAGGCTAATAGATTAAAAGAATTTGCTACGTTTCTATATTTAAAGTCGCTCTACTCTAATTCCTGTATTTTCAACTATACTCAGGTGGGGTTGGCTAAAAAATCTCAACTGCCAATCTCAAGAATCAAAAAAAGCGTAAAGTCATTTTTAGATAGCGGGTGGTGCAGGATTCATAAAGGGAACTTAATCTTTAATAAGATAAAGACTTTTGATCACCATAAGAAAAAGATTATTAAATCCATTGAAATTACAAATCCCAAGCAGATATTAAAATCCTTACAAAAACTAATACTAGAAAACTTACAAAATAAATTCAATAGACTTGCGAAGCTTAACGCTGACCTTCTTAACTCATATCCTAAAACTCGTAGAGCTGCCGAAAGAAAGGTAGAAAAACTTGGATTAGACGCTCACAAATTACCTGGTGAAAACGATATGCTTAGTATTTCTATGAATAAGATTTCAAAATTGCTTGGTTGTAGTGTTGGTTCAGCCGCAAATGTTATAAAGTCATTCAAAACGGATGGCTCTATTTTTTGTGTAACTGAGAGGAAAATAGTAAAAACGTTTGCTCAAGGGGTAAAATCTTATATGCAAATGAATCCTAATAGCTATTATCACAATGGTAATTTATTTGTGGTTAGCTGTAATAAGTACAATTTTAACAAATAGTCAAAAAATGAATCATTTTAACTCATATCCTATTAATATCAGAATTTAGAATGCAACCTAATTGATAGTCTTTTCGTATAACTACCCATGAAACATATTTATTCATTATCAGAAGTTGAGGGATTAGCCAAAAAGAATGGATGGCTTAAAATAGATTACCAAGAGAATATTGGGATGGTAAGTTTTAAGAAGGATAGGGTTAGAGTTAATGTTTACCTCAGCAGAATGACTGTATCAACAGCTATGAAACATCCTAAAAAGGGTAAAACTCAATTATTTCGGCAGGATGTAAGTTTGGAACAGTTGGAAGAAATTTTCAAAAATCCAAGAACTCATACAAATAAGGGATATTATCAGGTTAAATAACGCAACCTTAATCAATCTCTTAACGTAAAAGAGGTGTAGGTGGTAATTCAGCCACCGAATTAAAACTAAAACTTATGGCAAATAAGAAATTAACAGAATATGATTATTTTGAGGTGATGGATAGAGCTTCAGTATCATCCGCCAACTTCGAGAATACTTTCTGTAAGCATCCTGTGGTAGTTAAGGATAAAGAATTGAGGGATAAATTCAATGAGATAAGTGAGTTGATGGGGGAATTTTATCAACTAGCGGCGGATAAATGTTTTAACTTTAAAGATAAATAACTTATGAATTTAGACAATTACACTCCTAAAGGAGAATTAGAAGGCTTCCCTAAAGAGGTGATAGCTAAAATGCTTGAAGAACAAGTAAAGCAAGGGAATGATGAGGATGTTACAGTCTTCGAGGTTCAAAAAGACAAAGATGCATCAAAAGGCGGTATTCACTGGGATGACACTAGTGAAGATTATGATTTTTGGAACGCTGTTATTAGAAAAAAGCAATTCGATGTATTCTTTGCTAAATACCCTAAGTCTTCATCCGCCGAATCTAAATACCCTAAAGTAATGATGGTGAGTAATGATAAAATAGCTTGGTATAGGCGGGTAGTGTTTATGGAAAAACAAAATAATTATTTAGCTTGGGATGATGCTGAAACGATAGAAGAAGCTGAGTTTAAATTAGATTCATCTGCATGGAGACACGCTAAAGACATAGAGGAGATTCAACCGCCGACACCTAAAACCTTAGAAGAGAGAGTAGAAGCTATTGAGAAACACTTAAACCTTAATCAATGAAAAAGACTATTAGAGAATGGTTAGAGACATTACCTGAGCCTTATAGAAGTCAAGCTTTGGAGAATACCGAAGAGTATAAGCTAAGCGAAGATAAAGATGATTGTTTAAGCGAAGCAATAGAAAGCGCTTTTACGTGGAAACTAACAAAACAAGGATTGCAATATTGGATAAACGTATTTGATAGTGTAGAAAACGCTGAGAAATCTGGCGGTATGATTAATATTGAAGACGCATTAAACCGCATAGACGTAACAGTTAAAACAGTGAATGAAGAAGCTGTGAAGAAATCCAACCGCGAGATAGCTGAAGAGATTGCTGCCTCCACCGATAAGGGGTATTTATGTTCAGGAGATATAGATGCAATAGAATTAATCTTAAATAAATACTTATGACAAAAGAAGAGTTAATAGCGGAATTAAAAAAGGAGCATTACAAAAAGAAATATACAGATGTGTTTGTAGCTGCTTATAATTTGGCTTTAGAACACGCGGCAGAAGGTTGTATCGTTTCACACGAAGTCGGCGGTAAATGGAATGAAAAGGAATGTATTTTAGCACTTAAAATCACAGAATAATGCCTATAAGTGTAGTGGAGAAGACACAAACAAAGTCGTTGCCTCAGTTTCCTGTGTTGGCTAGTAATAAATGTACTAGGGTAATAACAAAGCACTTTACTAATTTGTATTTGTATTTACAGCCCAAGGAGGTGTCATTTTTGGGGTGGTTGGTGTATCAGGTATCGGCGGATAACACATTTAAATACAACACTGAAATGATTGAGAATTATTCTTTCTCGTTATTGGCGGCTAAGGAAGTGTATAAGACTAAAGCTGCTAACCATGACTTTAAAGCTATAAGAGAGGTGGTTAAGGGATTGATCGAGCAGGGGTATATTTTACCAACGGGCGAGGCGGCTGTATTTATGCTTAACCCCTGTCTTAGCTATCGAATGGAATATGTGAGCAGAAGGGAGTATAAGCAGATGATGGAAACTTACTCTAAATTAAAACCCAATTCAACCATAAACTTTGTAAAAGATTATCATATATTAGTTACAGATAAAATTAAAGCCAAGAAGAATGCCAGTAAAGAAATTTAAGATAAAATCAACCACCGAATCGCGGGTTGATGTAATTTGCAAGATATTCTTTAAACAAACTCTCCCTGATACAGAATTAAGAGTATTGTCAGTTATACTTGATTACTCTCAGAACAATGAGGTAACAATAACATTAGAGGTGGCAAAGCAAGCGAAGTTAGCCGCGGATGTATCTGACACTAATTTTAGTACTTCGTTGTTTAGAATGGAGAAGAAAGGCTTATTTGGGAAGGTAGGCAAGACTATTTCTTTTCACCCTGTATTCAATAAGATACGCGAGACAGATAAAATAGTAATTAATTTCGAATAGTTCGCGGCTATTTTGTCCCATATTTAGTGATGTATCTCACTTCGTTGTTTATTATTTCAATCTGAACTTTCTTATTAACAAAGTCCATTAATTTAAGGTCATTGGCTTTTATATCTGCCAGGTAAGCTATTTTACAGAGGCAATCATGTAAATGGTTATTAACGGGCATTGTGTGGGATATTGTCCCTAATCCGCAGCTAAATTTCAGTGTTAGTCCATTTATATTCTCGGATATTGAGGCTATAAATACTTTATGAGTTCCATTTTTGAGAATGGGGGCATATTTTTTACGTTTAGTTTGTAGCATGGTTGGTTGGGAAAAAAAGCGGGCATAGAATTACACCCGCCTGTTGTTGTTTAATATTCTGAATAGTTATATCCTTTTTCTTTTTGTGTTATCCATAATGCTTTAGCGTGCATTACTGAGGCTATTTTAACTGGCGGGTTGAACATATCGGTAGTTCCGTTTTTAATAACATACGTCCCTATTCTATGTATAAACCATACAAGCTTATGAGGTTTGATTTTAGCCTTCATGGTACACGAGCATTTTAGATAACATAATCTCGTTAACTCTCTTTTCGTAGTCTTTGTATGTTAATCTAAGGGCGGTGTGATCTAACTCGTGTAGATAGTCATAGAGTTCAGTGGCTGTTTTGTCCGTTTTAAACTCGTCGTGTTGGGTGTCTCCCATTCCGTATAGGAGTTTTTTAACTTTAATTACGTCCTCAATGAGGCAGGCTTTTTCTCTTCTGTTTTCTTGTACTGACTGGCGCAAAATGCGTAATAATCTAGGGTTTGTCATATTAATTTATGTTTTAAGGGGTTAGTATTCGATTTTATCTATTGATTCATAATTTCCGAATCCGTTTTCCTCCGCTTGTTCCATAAGCTTTGACAGAAAGCGGATAGCTTTTTCCCATTTTTCTACATTAACGCTTCCTTTTTCTTTTTCTTGGTTATCAATCATTCTGCTTTGCGCCCAATCCAATAAGGGATAAATATCCGTTGGCTGAGTGATTACAATACAGTCACTTTCTGCACCTACATAGCTAATTTGTTTCATGTTTTTAGTTATTTAGATAGGTTTAAATAGAGTTCTTGAGCTAATTGGCGGTTGACTCCTGCTTGTGCCATTTCTTTAATATCAGCACTGCTTAAATGTGTTACATTGACGTACATTTCCACAAAATTAGCGTGTGCATCGGCGGTGATTCTTTGAGCTATTTTGTCCGTTAATAGCTTCACTTCGTTTAAAAATTGTTCTTCTTTAGTCATGGTTTGTATGGTTTTATTAGGTTAGTTTTTGTCTTATAGGTTCATTGAGCCATTTGTCCTTAGTAAGGGGTTCTTCGTGGCAAAATTCACATAGTTCGCAGTAGTTTAAATACTCTGTTTCAAATATTTCTTTGTCCGGCGTTAAATACAGGTGTTTAGGATTGCTTAATTGCCATTGTTTTATTATTCCTTCTTTACGTGTCATAATTGATTAAGGTTACATTGTTTCATTTACTGCGTTAATTGCTCGGTCTTTAAGCGCCTGACAAAATGCGTCTTGTCCTCTTACTATTGATATACGTTCAATAATATGGTTTAATTCTTTTAATAGTTTAGGGGCGGCTTCTATTAATTTAGCGTTAGCTTGCTTTTCTTCAAATTTAGGGTTACGCATAGCAATCTCAAATACTTGACAGCTTGTATGCGCAGAAGAGTGTACAACTTTCCATTCTCCTTCAGTGTGTTTCATGTGGTTTAAGTTTTAAAGGTCGTTAATACTTTGTATTTCTTCTTGTGTTAGGCTTTCGGCTCGTTTGCCGTAATAGATGGCAGCCATAATTTGCTCAGGGTCGGCGGTTGTTTCGTAGTCGAATATCTCTAAATACTTTCTTTGTAATTGACTAGCTGTATACTCTCGTAATTTGTCCATAATAAGGGGGTTTTAAGTGGTTGGTTTAATTAATAATTGTTTCCATTGTCCGTATGTGAATTGTCCATATTTACTCCGCGCTTCATCGCGGCTGATTTTAAGCATTTTTACCGCTTCATCTAAATACTGTTTATAATCTGAGCAGGTTGGTAAAATATCGCTTCCTAACCATAGCTTTATGTCATATTTAACCGTTAGTTGCATGGCTGTATTTGTTTGTTTTGTTGGTTAATAAGACGGTTTTTATATGCTTCTGCCGCGAATCGGAGGCTAAAATATACATATTCATTTTGTCCGTTGATAGTGTAATTAACACAATATGGCGGCCTTCCTGTTGTAACTCTGTGATGGCATAAGCCTAAATTAATGTTTTGTATCATGGTTTTAAGGTCTTAAATAGTTCATAAAATCTAAATACTGTCGCTCACTCGTTGTATTGTTATCTACTGCATCATAATAGTAATATTCTAAAAACCATCTTTGGAACGAATCCTTTTGTCGGGCACTTAGATTGTTATAAAGCTCCTGAGCTTGCTGGCGGTTGCCATTAATTTTAGAGTCTACTATATAGTTAAAATAGTCCTCTATTGTATCGAAGTCATACGACTTAATTAATTTCTTGCTTACCATTGTTTAAGGTTTTAAAGGTTAAATATTTCTCCATCCGCCGTAAATTCATACTCACTAGCCTCAATAGTCTCAATTATTGCCTCTTTGCTAGTTAAATACTCCTCTTCATGCTGTAATAGTATTAAATAGTCCTCTAATAAGTCATTCAAAAACTCTTCTTCTAATTCCTGAAGGTGACCTTCTGACTCTTGGCTTTCGTAGTTTGTGCTTTCTTCGTTCATATAGTCGTTAAAAACTGGCTGCCAAATTTTAATAAATTGCTCGGCTGTTTTGTATGTTTCGCAAGTTTCATCATGTTCTTTGAGAATATTTGTCACCACTTCGGGGGCTGAGATATTAAATTCTCCTTCTATATCCCTTCTTTCAATGTCAAAAGAAGTGATTTTTAGTCCTATATTCTCTGCATCTTCATACATTGATTCCCACCAATTATAATCTACATTGATATCATATAGTTTTTCAATGGCTGTTTGTTGTGCTTTTTCGCTTAACTCATTAAAAGAGTATGTATTTATTGTATGTGTTTTCATTTCAATTTTGTAAGGGATTAATATATATTTATTCTGTCTCAAATTTGTAAGGGTTTTAATTAACTAGCATACTTTCAAAGTCTTCAATTAACAAAGTATACATTTCGTCGGTTAATCTATACTCCCAATACTCTCTTAATAGCTCAGATTCTCCCAAAATCTCCTCACCTAAGAGATAAACGTACATATTGCATACTTTCTCGGCTTCTGCTAGGTTAGTGTTAACAGCGCCAAAATTGCTTTCCTCATACTCTTTAATAGTTTCAATGGCGTTAAATATTCCGCCGTTGGCTATTAACCATTTTTCAGCCTTATATCTGCCAATAATGAAATAATCAGTGTTAAATATCTCATTATGTAGGTCACAGGCGTAAATATCAGCGCCTTTTAAGTCTTTTAACTTGTCTATTATTACATTTAATAACTCTTGACGGGTTGTGTTTTCCATTGTTTTCATGTGGTTTTAATTGTTTAAGCCTTTCGGCGGTTGGTTAATATAGTTATTTGTTAAAATCTAAATTAGTGCTATTCCTTAGTTTAGTTAGTTCTAAGTTCTTTTGTGTTGCTTGTTCTAACTGGGGCGCTTGAATTCTCCCGATATGCTTTTAAATTAGTTAAAAACAGTTCTTTAGTTTCTTTATCCATTCTGCCCGAACTATTGCACGGGTAAAAATCTACGTGTTCCCATTTGCCCCAAAATTCTTGAATTGTTCTATAATAAACATATTTAGTCTGTTTGGTTTCGGCGGTTGTTTTTGTAGTTGTCATTTGTTTAAGTTTTAAGGGGTTATTAATTATATGTAAAATTACTTATTATTACTTGTTTAGGTTCTCCGTTCATCAGTTTATATAGCCATTCATCACAATTTTAAAGCGATGTTTTTAACATTAGCGTTAAGGGGTTTTGGGCTGCATTTACTTTTAACAGTTCGCCGTTTCTTCTCACCACTAATAAATATATGTTATCTTCCTCAACTTCATATACTTTAAACCTAGTATTTGTACTTTCGTTCCTATGGTCTATATATATTAGTTTCTCTCTTTCAATGGTATTTATAACTTCGGGGTTAATAGTTCCCATAAATAAAGCTAATTTGTTGGCGGTTGTGTTCATTACTTAATGTATTAAAGGTTATTATAAAATCTAATTATAAAGTGATTAGTATTTTTGCAGGCTTCGGTATATCCTTTATTATATCCGCTTGCTTCATTCTTATCTATTGTTATAAGATTATCAAGGTATAAAAGAATGTCGCGCTTAACCATTTTCGGCGGTAAATTAGATATCACTTTGCGGTATTTCATGTATTTATTCATATTTCGTTAATTTTAGTGTTTATATTCGGCGGTTGAACCATTACTTAAAAGCTCTTCTAATAAGTCTAAAAGCTTCCAATAAGTCATATCTAATAAATAAGATGTTCCTACATTCTTACCCATCTGTAAATAACAATACTTTATCTGTCTTATTAATTCTTGCTTCTCCATTCTTATAAGGCTTCTTTATATATCTTTTGCCCTATTCAAAGATAATACCAACATAAGCCAATACACCTACCACTCATCAAGTAAACAAACACTAATATTAAAATATACCCATTGAAAACCAATCACTTACAATAAACATTAAATTACTCTTACCACTCATAAAACACACTCATAATCAATAACATACATTCCACTGATAGCAAGACTTTCAACCCAACCATCCACAACACCCGAAATACACCATAACATCACCACAACACACATATCTATTATATTAGAGGGGATTATGCAATTCTTTCACTTCTTCATATCCCTTCTCACTTATCTAATTGTAGTCGTTTGTTGTCGGGTAGATATAATATCGTGCCAAAATGTTTGTATTTGTCAATATATAGGTTTACATTTGTACGCATAAACACGGGAAAACATGAATAATCGGTTGACAAGGCAAATAATTGAGGAGATGGATAGGCAGGAAATGACCATAACTAAAATGGCAAAGGAGCTAAAAAGGTCTAAACAGTATGTAAGCAAATTACTAAATGGCGGCAATATGAGTATAAGAATATACTGTGATATGTTAAAAGTGTTGAATCTATCCATAGTAATATTACCCAAACGCTATCTTACAAATTTGTGATAATTGCACACTCTTTCAATTCCTTTCAATTCTGTGATACATTCTTACAATCACATTTAATACTAAGCAGCCAATTAAAAACCCTCAAAGATCAATTTTTAGTCATTCCTAAAAACAAACTTAAACCAGCCAATAGGAAACAATAGCCCCCTACCCGAACCGAAGAAATGTTTTTGGGGAAAGGGGTGCATAGTCCCCCACGGATAAAAATATTAGAAAAATTTTTTTGGTTAGGATGTTGGTATTGCCTCACGGGTAAAAATAGGGGTTGTAAAAATTTGGTATAAAAAATTTTTATAATTTTGTTTCATAATTTTATACATTTATGCAACCTTTGGATGGTGTGTGGAGTATAAGGGGGTAGATGATAAATTTAAACATTAAGAAAGTGATTATGGAATTAAGGCCTTATCAGGTAGACCCTATAAATAAAGGAATTGAGTTCTTTAAGCAGGAGAAGAGTGTCCCTAGTATAATTGTTGCTCCAACGGCGGCGGGTAAAAGTCTGTATGTTGGGAAGATAGCTGAGGGGGTGGATGGGAATGTGATTATTTTACAACCTTCGAAGGAGTTGTTGCAGCAGAACTACGATAAGTTTAAGGGCTTTGGGGGGAGGGGTGCTATTTATTCAGCTAGTTTTGATAGCCGCAAAATTGGTACTGTAACTTTTGCCACTATAGGGAGTATTAAGAATTTGGGTCATATTTTTAGGGCTAAGGGTTTTAAGTATATGATAGTGGATGAGGTGGATAGATTTCCAAGGGAGGCAGGGGGGATGTTCAGAAAGTTCTTGGAGGAGTCGTGTATCACTCACGTGTTGGGTTTAACTGCCACTCCTTTGAAGCTTCAGACGAATTTGGATGTTTATCGGAATACTTATTCAAAATTGGTGATGTTAACGAGTAGAAGTGGTAAGGGGAACTTTTTTAAGGAGATTATTCATGTAACTCAGATTCAGGAGATGACGAGGTTGGGGTTTTGGGCTAAGTTGGAATACGAGCTTTATGATATTAGTGTTGCGGGGTTGATTTACAATTCGACGAAGGCGGAGTACACTGAGGAGAGTATTTTGAAGATGTATGAGTTTAACAATACGAATGATAGGATTAAGCATAAGTTGACGGAGTTAACGGACAGGAAGAGTATATTGGTATTTTTACCAAGTGTATCGGCTGCTAAGAAATTGGCGTTGGAAGTTCCAAATTCGGCGGTTGTGTATGGAGACATGCCATCGGATGAGAGGGATTACGTGATAAGGAAATTCAAGGAGGGGAAGATAAGGGTAATATTTAATTACGGAGTGTTGACGGTTGGTTTTGATCACCCTGAGTTGGACTGTATTATTTTGGGCAGGGTGAGTTCTTCTTTGACGTTGTATTATCAGATTATTGGTCGTCTCACTCGTATTCACCCGAATAAGAAGGATGGGTTGGTTGTAGATTTTAGTGGTATGGTACAGAGGTTTGGCAAGGTAGAGGATTTTCATTATGAGCAGCAAAAGGGGGTATGGAAGTTGTTTGGCGCTAATAATGTTCTTTTAAGCGGGATTCCCATTCACGAAATCGGACGTTATACAAAAGAGACGGAATTAGAGGCATCAAATAAACCTGTTATAATGACGTTTGGGGTATGGAAGGGGCAGCAGGTAAAAGATGTCCCTAGGAGTTATCGTGAGTGGGCGCTTCTTAACGTTATGTGGAATCAGTATAACGAACCAATCAGAAAAGAATTAGAAAGATTAAAGAAAATTGAAACCTTACAACAATAACTAACGTATAAGAGGTATGAATCAATTAATAGGTAAGTATAGAATCCACACAATGCCTAGGAGCAAGTATGGATTTGCTGATATGGAGGTTGGGGATGTGAGAGTTGTTAGTGGCATTTATAGTATTATAAGGATATCAGCCGATGGATTTAGGAAGCGGTGGAATATTTGGTTTTACACCACTGATTTAGGAAACGGACAAGTTAAAATAGAGAGATATAAATAAGTAATATGGCTAAAAAGAACAATTTGTATGAGAGTTTAGGGGTGGATAAAGGAGCTTCTGCTGATGAAATTAAGAAAGCTTACAGAAAGAAAGCATCTGAGCATCACCCCGACAAAGGTGGCGATAATGAAAAGATGACAGAAATTACTAGGGCTTATGGCGTGTTGGGTAATGAGAAAGGAAGGGCTAGATACGACTCAACGGGCAAGGAGGAGGAAGAACCTTTCGATAAGAGATTTCAAGAGTTTATACAAATGTTTTTATTAAAGTTGATAGAGACTAACAATGTAGATTCTACCGATTTGATCGGCGAGTTAAAGAAGATAGCAAGACAGAACATTAGGGGTACTGAGGTGGCGAAGAAAGATTGTTTGGCGAGAAAGAAGAGGTTTGAGAAAGTGTTGATGAGATTGGAGGCTAAGGGTGAGAATAGAATTGCGGGTATTATTCAGATGAATGTGGATAACTGTAAGACCGAGGATGGCAATTACGAAGACCATTTGGAGTTTATGGGGAATGTGTTGGAGTGTTTGGATGGTTACGAATACAATTACGATACGAGCTTGGCGGATGAGAACATAGGGCAATACATAACTTGGAATAAATCAATTTAATCACTAAATTTACAATATGAGTACAGAAATTCCATTAAAAAAATCGTTAATAATATCTCCATTTTATGAGGGTATAAAGAATTTTGGCAAGAGTCAAAGTAACGAAGAAACCTACCGCACCCCATCTATATCTGAATACCATTACGGATTCGAATGCGAAGTTTTAGATGAAGATAGCGGAGAGTGGGATAAGGTTATCTTATCGCAGCTTGATGTTATTAAATTAATGGAATTTCGCTGTGATTGGAAAGTAAGGGTTAATTATCTGAACCACGAAGATATTACACGGTTTTGGTTTGAGAAAGGAATGTTTGTTAATATATGGTCGGAAGATAACGATGTAATTGAAGGCTTTTGTAAAAAGATAAGTGACACAGATATGTTTGTTTTGTTTTACGACAAGGAAACTAAAATATTAGGAATTTACTTACAAAAAGTGTACAACAAGATAACTGGTAATTGGACAGCAGATGTTGTGTTTTTAGGATTAATTAATGACAAAAACGCTTTTCAAAATGTTTTATTTGCATTAGGAATGTTACATACAGGAGAATTTGAATTATGAGTACACTAAACTTTAACATAGACCCTAATGCAGGGAGAATGTTTTTCTACTGCTTTATAGCAGCTTTATTAATCTTTGTAATTACTAAAATATGCTAACAGCGACACACATCACGAGGTACGGAATTATCGGAATTTATGACAGCTACGCAGCTACCGACGAGCTATTCAGCAATGAAGGGAACGACCCTTATATGAGTGCTGAGAATTATGCTTTTGACATATCTAAGGGAGGTTTTTGGAACATCACTGTTGGCATCGGGGCGGATGGAAAATGTGTTACTCAAACAATTCTATTTGACAATAAATTAGGGTACGAGAGATTTAAACGAGACAATGTACTTATTTTTGAACATAAAGAAATCTAAATATTATGACATATACAGTAAGGGGTAAATTTAAGGAATCACAAGAAGTTAAGGAGTTGAAGGAAGGTGTGTTTGCTAGAAACTTTGTGATTATAGTAAACGAGGGTAATCCAAATTCAAGAGATATGCCTATAATCTTTAACATGGTTGGTAAGCAGCCGCGAATAAGCTTGGTGGACGATTTGAGTGAGGGTGATGCTGTGGAGATAGAGTTTGAGTTGAGGGGTAAGCAGAGCTTCAATGGAGTTAATAAGTACTTCAATAATTTGGACGTAAGACATATAACTAAGTTGTAAATTCTTACAAATTTGTAAGGAAAGTAATGTTTAATAATTTATCACAGATTTGAAATGGAAAGTAAAGCAACACTACAAGACTTCATGAGCATGATGGACGACTTAATGCCTAAAACAAAGTCTAAGAGATGCGATGTTGAGTATTTTAATAACGGCAAAACAGTGATGATAACGAGCGACTTTGGAGTCATTGCAACGAGTTCTGAGAGTTGGGATAATGCATTACAAGAAGCCGCAAAAACAATGTTTAAAACAGATGGCGATGAAAAATAGACTACCAAGAAAGCTGAAGAAGAGGTATAAGAACGAACATTGTTATCATATTAAGATGGCTGAAATGGTTATGTTTAAAGAGAGGAAAGAATGGTTTTATGTTGGCTTTAGAAAATTACCTTATACTAATGCAGAACATACACCTTATAAATTAATTGGAGTAGAGGATTCGGGGGCTGCTATGGAAAAAATAAATCAATTTAGAAATGGAAGCAAGTAGAGAGTCATACGAGCATCAATCATTTTGGGATGAGAGATTTTACTTTGTAAGCACAATGACAGTAGACCCTGATATTTTGCTAAATACTATTTCGGACGCTGATTATTTAGTTAACTTTACCTACACGCCAACAGAAGATTATGGACAATAAAGAAGATGATAAACAACCGCAAAAGTTTGAACCATTTTTGTGTAAAATTAAGGGGGTTGGCTCTAGGCACACATATAGACTTACAGGAAACGTTGAAATAGAGTTTGAGCCTGTAAAAGATAAAGAAGGATGGTTTCAAGTTAAACAAGTAACAAATAAAAACAAATAAATATGTTCGCACACAGTAAATTTTTAGACAGTGACAAGCGTGATTTTTCCGCAGAGTATTTCAATGAATTGCATAAGGCAATGATTGAAGAAGCTAAACAAATGCAAAACGAAGCAGGTGTAGGAGGACAACCTGAAAATGTTGGATTGTTTGCTAGTTGGGTTTACGGAGTAGCCGTGAGCCACGCCATGAACGATGCTGTTAACGGCAAATTTGACGGGCTAATACAAGAAAGTAAACAATAAATTAAAAACAAATAAATATGAATATCAAAAAAATCGAATTACAAGGCGGAGGTTATAAAGGCGCAAACGTATTTTTTCTCACGCAAACCTTTAAGCAAAATCGTCCATTTTTAAATGAGACCATTGAGAAGCGCAAGAACCCTATACATGGAGACATGGAGAAACTGTTTAAAGACTTGCGTGTTCACTTACTTGATGTATGCAACATAAACAACAACCGCTTATCGGAGGCTGAACAAAAGACAATTATCTTAGAAACAGAAATCTCTAGTATTGAATTTGACAACGATTCATTTTTACTTAGCGGAGAGATGGAGGTATTTAGTGATAAGAAAATCAAACTAAAAACCTGCAAGGTACAAGAGAGTGATGACTATGAAGGTTACGGTGAGGTAAGAAAGATAATTGACGAATTGAAAACGGAGGCTGTTGCTTATTTAGACGGATTGAAAGTAGTATCAGATAGAGAGATGATGTTACGTTGGTTGGAGGCAAGAAAAGACAATAACATGACTAAGGAGCAATTCGAGGCTATGGATGAGCAAGGTCAGAAGGAATACATGAATAAGACTTTGAGTGCTAAGTTCGGGGCTGAGATTGACACGGATGAAGAGGAGGAGCAAGATGATGATTCGGCGGTTGCTTTTGAGGTTAATGACAATCCAATTGAAATACCTGAAGTAAAGGCTAAGAAAGAAAAGAAAGTTAAGGCAGAAGCATCTAACGAAGAAGGGGGAGCATTCTAATGAGTCTTCACACCCTTTTTCCAACCAAAGTAACTCTCGACCATGAGACACATACTTACACCGATAACTTAGGCAGACAGTACTTATCTGTTACTAAATTTCTTGGATTGTTATCTGAGAAGTTTGAGGACACTCCTGCTTACGCAAGGGCAAGTGATGAAACGAGAGCGCAATGGAAGGAGAAGGGTAGGGCGGCTGCTAATCACGGAACTGTTATTCATAACGCTTTAGAACTTTATTCTCAAACAGGACAGATACTAGCAGAGAACGCTCACATGGCAGATGCTATTAAAAGCATAACGGCGGAGTATAAGGACTACCATCAAAACCACGATGAGATGTGTTTGTATAATGACCACTATAAATTGGCAGGAACGGCGGATAAGATTTGCGTGTTGAGTAACAGGAAGGATTCGGAGGTTGACATTGCAGACTTTAAAACAAATGTTTCGAAAGGCATTCAATTTCACAGTGACTATAAGAAAAGAATGTATGCTCCCATTGACCATTTACAAGATTGTAACTTTGTAAAATATTCTTTGCAGTTGAGTATTTACGCTTATTTTTTCGAGGAGTTGACGGGAAGGAAAGTAAGGAAGTTGTGGATTCATTTTATTCCTCCCCATGATTTCACTCAGCATTACAAGATACCTGTGATTTACATGAAGAACGATGTTCGTCTTTTGCTAGAAACTTATAAGCAACAAATATTACAAATAGTAGAACCAATCAAGTTATATGAATTCTAAAAAAGAAACATTCCCACAAGGTAGTCCTCAGCAATTCAGCGAGGACTTATATTGGGAGTTTAGTGAGTTTGAAAATCTTACTACTGAAGAGATAAAGAAATGTTGTAACATCACATTAAAAAAATTGATGGCTGAAACGAGTAGTACAGAGATGAGATTGTATTACGATGTGTGTAGGGCTGTAATAAAAAAACGATAATATATGAGTTACTTATTTTACATTGATGAATCGGCGGTTGACAAGAAGACGGCCATTCTTCACCCCGAAGTTATTAAACTTTGTCCATCATTATCAGTGTTAAGCAGCGAGGAGCTGCTTTACGTCATTTTATACACTGACTATCACAGCCCTTATAAACAGTTCCCTGACCACGAAAGAAAGCGTAAGGCGATGCAACACGCATTCGATGATAATGAATACGACTTAATAGAATCAGAGCGTTTACAGATAGCTATTGTAGATTATACTTCACTTCAATACAGCCCTAAAATTGAAGCGGCTAAAAAGTTTCAGATGAAGATAGACTCTATGTTAATAGGTCTTCAGGACGATATAGCTCCCTCTAACATTAAAAAAACTATTGAATCTATTGACTTACTTCGTAAAAATATTCAGGTTTACGAAAGGGAGTATGACGAGGAGGTTCAAAAGAAAGGTGTACTGAAAGGCAAAATGACTTTATCTTTAATAGAAGATATGATGTCTAATAAAAAACATTTTGATTCAGTAACAGCCAAGAGATGATAAGCATTCCACAGTTCCCGATAATAAAACCTAAAGGATTTATGAACGCTTTAAACAAGGCGGTTATAGACGGTATTCCTAAACACGCAGACTCTAGGAGATTCCCTAATGTTATAGGAACTTTAGAATGGCAAAGATATTGGGAGGATGAAATTTATAAAATCATAAACGGAATAGAAATTAAAGGGATATGGATTCCTGGCAGATTCTATTACTACATGAACTATAAGCAGATGTCAACCATTAAGGGTGTAGTAACTCCCGATATGATAGACTTGCATTTAGAGCTTGCTTATTACATTGAGCATTGCAAGGCTAACGGGCGTAATTTAATATGTGCTAAGGGACGTAGAAAGGGTATATCTGAGGCTGCTTCTACCATGATTATAGATTACGGATGGAGATTTACTGAAGGTTATAAGGCGGGTGTTGCGGCAGGGAATAAGACGTATGTAGATGACTTCTTGGCTAAGTGGAGATTTGCGGATAGTAGATTACCTCCTGAGTTTTCAACCAAGAAATTAACTGATAATGACAATGAAATTATCGCAGGTTATACCATAAGAAATGACTATGGGGACTTTGAAGACAAAGGAACGTTTAATACTATTTACGCAAGAACAATGCACATCAACCCTAATATGTTTAAGGGTTTGTATTTGAATGATGTTATTGCGGAAGAGATAGGAGAGTTTGAGAAGTTCTTGGAGTTTTATTCAGCAACAAAAGATTGTTTAATGTCGGGTAATAAACAAGTGGGAACAATGACCGCGTTTGGTACAGGTGGCAATGTCAACAAAGGTTCAAAAGATTTTCAGAAAGTATGGCACAGCGCAGATTCATTAGGCTTTGAGAAGTTCTTGATTCCCGCAACAAGGATGTTTTATTTTGGCGGAGCAAGAGAGAATGAAAGAAAATTACCACTAGATACTGAGCTGTATAAGAAGTATAAACCTTATGAATTGATAGGTGTAGAAGATAGGGTAGCGGCTGAGAATTGGATATTAGAAAGAAGAAAGAAGTTCTTAGAGAGTGGTAATCAAAAAGCTTACAATGAAGACTTACAAAACAATCCTTTAAACGAAGAAGAGATTTTCAGAAAGACTATTGTAAACAACTTCAATACTAATATTCTAAACAAGCAGATGCACGAAATAAATATTCTTGTGCATCCAAAGTGGACTAAGTATAAGTTGGAGTGGGTGATAGATGAGAAGACTAAGGTGGCTAAAATACCTTATGAAGTAAAGTGTGTGCCATTAAAGCCGCACGAAAATCAAGACGAATGTGTTTGGATAATTGACGGAGAATTACCAAGCAAAGCATTTGTCAATAAGTATTGTTCAGGAATTGACTCTTATGATATTAACGAATCAAAAGAATCAAAATCTTTAGGAGCGATGCTTGTATTAGACAGAGTTACTAAAATGCCCGTTGCAGCGATAAGATGTCGCCCGCAGAGAAGAGAAGTATTTTATGAATTATGTATTAAGTTATCAGTTCTTTATAAATTGATCGGCAACGTATTAATAGATATTGCCAATGGAGTTATTCTTACTCATTTTGAAAACGCAGGGTTAAGACACTATTTGGCAGATAGGCCTAGAAAGTTTGAATCTGAAAAGTCTGAGCAATCACATGAGAAAGGTGTTAGGTTAACAGGGTTTTCTAAACCACGCATGGTTAGTTTAATGGAAACGCATATAGAGGACTACGGTCATTTGATATGGTTTCCCGCGCTAATTAGTGAGCTTGGTAATTATGATGAAGTTGAAATAGGAAGTGATAATGACTTGGCGGATGCTTATGGAATAGCTTTAATGCAAGACATAAGCTGCGAGATAAGACCTAAGAACACGGAGGAGAATGTAGTAAAGAACAGATTTGAACTAACACAGTTCGAGGATGACGGTAAGGGAGGATTGAGAAGAAAGGGAGGTGGAGGAACTTTAAAGGATATTCAAGAGGATTCAGATTTAATGTGGGATATGTTTGGCCCACCACAATAATGTATTGAAAACTTGTTCGTAATAATTTAAAATATTTATCTAAATTTGAAAAACCTATTAATATTTCTACATGAGTAGCTTCCGCCAACAGATAAAAGCAAGCTTACCCGATAAGGGTAATTTTGGATTATTTAGAGCGGGACACATATATGTTTTGAAATGTCCCGATACAGAGCTTGTAAGATATGTTGGAGTTTCTTTTAACATTAAGGCTAGGTTTAATCATCATATTTCTAGCTCTAAAAAAAATAAGACTTATTCCGCAAATTGGATTAGGTCACTTAAAAGTCAAAATAAAATTCCAATTATGGAGGTTATAGACGACTGCGACGAGTTTAATTGGGAAGAGAAAGAGATTAATTACATTTTGATGTATAAGGCAATGGGAGCTTTACTCACTAACCACTCTAAAGGAGGGCAATCATCTCCTATTAACAGACAGCACACGGACGAAATTAAGAAGCACATTAGCGAAAAACTGAAAAATTTAGTTAAGACTAAAGAGCATAATGAAAATGTTTCTAAGGCGCTGTCTTATAAATGGAAAAATGATGAAGTGTATAAGAAATCAGCTACGGAAAGGTCTATTGCTAATTTAAAAAATGGCGATGAAGAACAGCGTAGAAAGAGAAATTTCGCTCACGCAAAAAGGCATTCCATGACGTTTTGTAAGTATATTAAAATAAGAAAAGATAGAAAAAACAGATTAACGTGGCCTAATATATTAGTGAAATATAATATAAAATCACCATCCACTGTATTTCAATATTGTTTAACACGTAAATTAGAAAAGATATGAGTTATTATTGGCCCCGTCAAGACATCCCCTTAAAAGATAAGAACGAAGCGTGGTATAAAGAGATTCTTTCATACGCTGAGTCTGTACTGATATACGGAAATAACTCAAGAGATAGAATGTCCTGTCTTATGATGGGATATAATGGTATTAAGACTAAGGGTTCTCTTGATTGGTTAATAAAACGATACGGAGAGAATGACAAGGCTACTTATATTTCTTATAGGTTAGGTAGAACAAAAATAGACTTACTTCACGGTGAATTTCTTAAACGTCCTTTAGCCGCAACTGTTACCACTACTAATTCTGAGGCGATGTCTGAGAAGATGCGTCAATACGATAGGATGATGGGGGCGATGATTGCCAAGGACGAGATAAACACAATCAAACAACATACGGGCGTTGACTTAATGGAGGGTGTACCTATTCCTGAAAGTGAAGATGACCCAGTGTGGAAGAAGATGTCTTTTAAAGACAAGGCAGAGGACATGATGCAAATCATTCTTGATAATCAAATGAAAGAGCTTGATTTAAAGAAGAAATTGGCGGATGGATTCAAGAATTGTGAGATTACAAATTACGTTTACGGACAGATAGAAAGAGTAGAAGATGGCAGTATTGAGTTTTGGAATATAGACCCAAGGGATGCTATTTTTGAGGCTATTGAAGGTGATGACTACATGGAGAAAAGCCCTGTTATGGGATGCCGCAAATGGCTTCCTGTACATACGGTTTTAATGAAGTATAAGCTTACTGCCGAACAAAGAGAGAAGTTAGAAACAGCAAGAACTAATCCTGCCGCATGGTGGGGTGCTGGCGGAATGGGCAGAGGATATATGCGTGATTACAACGGGCAATTAGAAGTTGCCGTTATTCACATTGTATGGAAATCTGTTACCCCTAGTTATTATAAAATTGTTCCATCAACGGCAACTCAATTGTTGTTAGAGCCTGATAAGCCAACTCGCAGGTTGGAAATGGACACAATGAAATACGAGAAGAACAAAGATTACCATGATGCTCAAGTGGCTAAGGGAGCTTATGAAATAGAGACTACGTGGAGAGAAGAAGAATATGAGGCTACTCGTATTGGCGGAATTATTGATATCAATATGCGCCCTACTTACTTCCAAAAGCACGCTACTGATAAACCTTCTCATGTATTATCTTCTATGTATGTAGGGTATGTACACGGAAGAACAGATGGCGTTACTGTGTCGTTACAACAAGTGGTAGAGAACTTTGAGAACATTTACGACATTGTGATGTATCAAATTCTTAAAGACGTTGTAAGAGCAAAAGGTAAGGTTTTATCTATTGATAGAGCTGCATTAGGCATACACGACACACTAGATAAGGTGATTCATAAGATTACAAATGATGGTATGTTTGATATTGACTCAGCGCAAGCAGGGCAGAACGGCAGCCGCTATAATCCAAATGACATTATCAAAACTATTGATTTAGGATTGAGTGATAACTTCGCTTACTTAGTTACATTAAGAAATGACATTCGTAATGAGTTAAGTCAGATTACAGGTATCAATGAAAATCGTATGGGGCAAACGGCAGCTAGTTCAACAGCCACCGCTCAGCAATCAGATATAAGCAATTCAAGAACTATCACCGAGGCTTTATTCTATGGTTATTCAGGATATGTAAAGAGAGTGTTACAACAAATTATAAATGCTTCTGCTATTAGTTGGGCGTTTTATAAATTAGATAAGGGAGAGCAGATATTAGGTTCTGAGAAATTCAGCTTCTTACAAATCACAAAGGAAATAGGATATAGAGATTACGGAGTGTTTGTGGAGGATGGAAGCGCTTACATGGAGATAAGTCAGAAGATAGACCAAGTGATGCAGCTTGCTATCAATGCTAAGACTATTGACACTATGGATGTAATGAATGTGATGTTGTCAGAAACATTGGCTCAGAAGAAAGCATTTTTAAGAGAAGCTATGGAGAGAATGAATGCTATTGCTCAACAACAACAAGAACAGCAAATGCAGGCTCAGGCTCAAATGCAAGAAGCACAACTTCAAACTCAGTTACAAATTGCTCAAGAAGATCGTGAGGATAGACAAAAGCAGTCAATGGACGAGATAGTATTACAAGGTGAAGTGACTAAGGATGTAAATGCGGCTAAGGCTCAGGCAGAGATGACTAAGCAATACATGAAAGGTGAGCAAGATATAATTAAAGCAAGTATAGATAATACTGCGGTTTAAATTTCTAGGGTTAGACAATTTACCGTTGAAGGTTATTCGTAAAGGGTAACCTTTTTTATTGTCACATTTATTCGTATATTTGTGACAACATATCCACCCCGCTTCCCGATTGAACAGCGCGCTTAGGGTGGATGTTTTATTTTAGTTTATCTCTTAAAACTAAATTAGTAAGATTCTTATTTTAGTTTTCTATTTCAAATCTGTGATGAATTAAAATATTTCTAAACCGTCACAGAATTGAAATGTTAATATCTTTTTGTACCATTGCGTGAAAATATATAGATATTTATGAAACCTTAAAAGTTAAATAAAATGCCAGAAGAAAATTCAACAGCTTCCCAAGTGGAGCAGCCGAGTGCTGCAGCAGGCCCAGATTGGAGTCTTCTTAACAACCTGTCTAACAATCAGGACATTAAGATTGAATCTCCCGTAGTAGAAAAACCCCAAGACGTTAAAAACACAGATGTGGTTACTGACCAAAAGCAAGGTGAGGAAACGGACATCAAAATTGAAAACCCAAAAGCGGATGAGAAACCTGCCGAAGAAGTTAAAGAGGAAGCTCCAAAAGAAGAGTCTGCTGTTAATCCTTTATTCGAGATTAAAGTGGATGACATTAAGGATGTTCCTAAAACGTATGAAGACGGTACTTTTCAAGCCTTAGCAAAAGACTTAGGTGCTGACTTGCAGGAAGAATCATTCGAAGCTTTTAAAGAAGCATTTGTACCTAAATCTGAACTAGAGAAAGTAAAGACCACTACAAAGGAAACTTTACTCGCTCAATACACCCCTGAAACGGCGGCTGCCATTGAAATGCTAGAATTAGGGTTACCACAAGAGCTTATCTTAGAACCTACAAGAAACATTGATAATGCTATTGCTAGTTTAGATTCAGCTTTAAAATTATCATCTGCGGAGTTGGTTCGTGCTGTACTTGAAAATACAGAAGGATGGACTCCTGAATTAATTGAAACAGAACTTGACGAATTAGCTACTAACGGAAAACTAGAGCATAAAGCGCAGGTTGAAAGACTAAACATTATCGCAGACAAGAAAGCATTAGTAGAGCAAAGAACAACAGTTCTTAACACTCGTGGTGAACTTGTCGCTAAACATACTGCTGATAGACAACGCATCGAGCAACAAAAGAAAGAACAAGACACCTCCCTATTCCTAAAGACTCTGAATGATAAGTCAGACTTTATGGGCGTGCCTGTTCCTAAAGAGTTCAAAGATGCGATTGCGCTGAAGTTCCGAGGTGGACTTTATGACAATCAATTATCAGAAGCACAAACAAAAGTAAACGCTATACTATTCCATGAATTGGGAGGTAAGTTTGCTAAATTGTTAAACGATTCAGCTCTTGCAAAAGGGAAAGAATCAGAAATAAGAAAAGCTGCTAATATCCCTCCAACTGTTAACTCAGGCGGTGGACAAAAAGTTGCTAAAGAATTACCTTTAAATGATGACAACAACCCGTTCCAATTAATCACAGAAGCTTTTGGGAGTAAATAATATTAATCTCAAAAACTAAAAACAAAATGCCAGCATCAAATAGTGGTGTAATCACCATATCAACAGGTACATATTCTAACGATTGTACTACACAAAATGACTTGATAACTAATCAAGCCGTATTTCCTGAAATCCGCAAATGGATTGAATTTGCTAACCGCCGTTCATTGTTTACAATGTTAACTTCAGGTTCAGTAACTCCATACGGAATTGACCCTTCTATTCCTGAAAACAGTCCAGGAGCTTCAACTCGTGGTACTTCTATGGGTATTGGTACTGATGCTTATCAGTTCCGTATCATGGGACGTATCGAGAAAGCTGCTGTGATTTTATCACAAGTAGGAGCTACTCAATCTGACGGAACGTTTACTTTAAAAATGCAAGACACTCACTTAAAGAAAGGTCACGTAGTTCGTTTTGGTGGAACAGGCGGTTTTATCGCTACCACTTTAACAAGCGCACGTTCTACTTCAGGTGGTTACTTGTATGACTTCCAATCAAACAGTGGTGATTTATTCGTATTCGCTACTCACACCCAAGCTAACGGAACTAAGACTTGTTTCCCAGGTTGGACAGCTTATGGAGAAAAATCTCTTCGTGGTTACGGTGAGTCTAAATTCCCTGATATGTTTATTAATCACATGACTACTCAACGTGCTACAGCTACCGTAACAGGTGATGCAGGAGCAAGAGTATTGTGGTTAAACTACATGACTACTAAAGACGGCGTAGACAAAACTGTAAGAGGTTGGATGCCTGAAGAAGTAGCTCAAGAAGAAGCTAAATTAACTATCCGTAACGAGCGTGCTAAATGGCATGGTGTTAGTGATATGAAGGATGCTAACGGAGATTTGTTAGTAACTCCACGTATGACTGACCCTGACACAGGACTTCCTATCACACAAGGTGATGGTTTCGAAGAGCAAGTTGCTGGTGGTAACGTGTTAACTGCTTCGGGTATTACAGGACAAGCTACCATTGATGACTTTATTGATATGATGACTACCTTGAAGAAAAAAGGTAACATGATTTCAGGTTATACTTGGGTAATGGTTACAGGAGCTGATGGATTTACAAACTTCCAAACAGAAGCTGCTAACTTAGGAGTAATACAAAACATCTCTTTCATGGATGTTAATAACCAAACAGGTGTTACTAAAGTTGCAGGTGGTGTAGCTAAAGAAGTTGGATATACTTTCTCAAAAATTAATGTTGCAGGTAGCTCATTAATTTGTGTTGAGAATCCTATGTTTGATGACCCTGAATACGCTCCTCAAACTTTAAGCAGCGGTGCTTCAGTAATGGGTTCTACTTACTATTTCTTCCCTATCGGTGAAGGTGTAGACGGTAAGAACATGGAAATCTTACACAAAGAAGGTAACGGACGTAACCGTAACAAAGTTGTTGCCATGTTAAATGGTATGACAGGTGCGGTTGGTAAGATTCTTTCTCAAGAAGATGCCGATGTATATGCGATCTTAAAACAAGATATGTTGTGTGTTTATAACACTCAATTGTGTGGTATCATTTACCCACGCGTATCTTAATTAAAATAGTAAGGGGCGGTTAAGAAAAAGCTGCCCCTTTTTTTATAAACAAACAAAACAAAGAAAAATGAGTATTAACATTTTCATTCCTTCTACGAAAAAAAATTCGGGTAGCTTTGACTCCCAAGAGGACGTAGAGACTGTTGTATGGAAGAATCCAAAGAACGGCAACGAGTACACATTATTAAATTTAGAGAACGACAACTTAGCCCCAAGGATAGGTAAGATTGAACTCAAGCCACTTAAAGTAACTAAACGACACGACAACAATGTTTCGTTTAAATTGCTTAGTGATAAATCGCGCGGATGCAACATCGGTATTCCAATTGCATTTGACCACGAATCAGGTAAACCTATTTGGCAGAAAATTACGATTGGCAGTTACGAGATGTACGACCTATCAAATAAGGAACAACGTCAAGAGTGGATTATGGTAAAGAATAGTCCTTATTACACAGATGTAATTAATGGTGTTGAGCAAAATCCTAACTTTGATTCAGGGCTTAAAACAAAATACAAGTCTATTGACCAACAAAGGGATTCTCTTAACTTAATGAAATCAGTTAAAATTAGACGTACCGCAGAGGATATCGTTTTAGCGTTAACAGATACTCCAAAAGAATTAGAAGACATTGCTTTAATGTGTGGCTTTGACCCTAAATCAAGTACCATTGAAGTAATATGGGGTGAGGTTTATAAATACGCTCAGGGTAAGCCTGAAGACTTTATGAAGCTTTATCGCAGTGCAACTAAATCTGAATTGGCGGTTATGAAGAGAGGGCTTCTTACAGGGGTGTTACAACATTCTTTAAAAGAAGGGTATAACTTTCAAGGACTTTCATTAGGACATAGTGAAGAGATGGCTATTTCATTTTTAGTAGACCACCCTCAAGTTGTAGCCTCTATTGATGCTTTATCTCGTCAAAAGGATAAGGGAACACTAGAGAGTGTGCCTTCTGCTAAAAATTCTATTACTGAATTTAATGCTAAAGAGCTTGTTCAAGAAAAAAGAATCAAAGAGCTAGAAGCGCAATTGGCGGCTGTAAACGGAGTAAAAGTTGAAGAGTTAGCTGACAGTGTTCTAGGAAGTATTGACCCTGAGTATAATGAGTTACTTACACTAGCCAAGCAATTAGATGTAAAGGGCGCTCACAAAATCAAGGACAAAGAGAAACTTCGACAAAGAATCGAAGAAAAGAAAAAGTTAAAAGCTAGTTAAGAAAGAGGCGGATTAATTTCCGCCTTTTTTATTACCTTTAAAAAAAATAATCAAATGAATGCACTGCAAATAAAAAACAAAATAGATTTTTACAACAACATATCTAAGAACGCTAGATACTATCGTTTTGAATATGATGATGCTTTTAATATAGCAACCATTCAATACATAAACTCAAGGATGGGCGATCAAAGCAAAAGAACTCCTGAGATGTATCAACAGATAAGAGATGATATTTATACTTTAGAGAAAGTTGCTACGGTAACGTTTACTCCAGGAACGGCGATAACAAATAGATATTATGAAGTGTTACCTGCAACAGGGCCAGTGCCGTCTGATTATTTAGACTTTGGATTGTTGATGTGTTTAATTGATGGTTACACAACGTATGCAAGACCTACTGACAACAATGAGCTTGGGCCGTTGTTTGAAAATTCATTTATGCACCCAAGTAATGATAAGCCTTACTTTGCTTATTCAACTACGGGATTTAAGTTATACAGAAGCAATAGTGGGACGTTGACATCGGCTACGTTAACTTATTTAAAATTCCCTGCTACGTTTACCATAGGGTTAGAGTCTCAGTTGATTAATGGAGGCCCTGCGGTAACACTAACTAATTTAGCTGTTTATTATGCAACTGAAGAGTCGGTTTATGACGGGGTTACTTATATTATAGGAGCGACAATAACAGGAGCAACAGGAGATTTACTAACAAGTGGACAAGTGATACTAGCAAGTAATACTACAACCTCAGATTTACCGCCTAAAGCTCAGGATGATTTATGTCTTATGGCTAGTAAAATTATGTTGGGTGTTGTGCGTGATTTTCAAGCTTCGGCGTTTTCTGAGAAGGAAGCGAATGAGACGGATTAAAAAGGTTGCGTTATTTGTATAAAAGTTTTCAACACACTGATTTAATAGGGAAAACAAATTGTAAATTTATATCATTATAAACCAATTAAAAACTAAAAAAAATGAGTACAAGAACAATCGAAAAATCGGTTTTGCTCAAAACTTCGTCAGCGAATGATGTGCAAAATGGTGGTGGAAAATTAGCCATCACGGGTTTGAGAGATGTGCCTAAAGTAGACATTACCTCAATTTCCCAAATTAAATATCGCGCGGAAGTACCGCAGGTAGTAACGTTATTCGGAACGGCTTATACGCCCGTAGCGAATACAATTTATAAGTTTGTGATTTATGACCCACTTCGCGTACAAGCAGGTTATACAGAAGTCCCAACACCTTATTCTTACACAACTCCTGCTGTAATTACTACAATCGGAGCTTTGGCAGCCGATCAACGTGAGTATATTCACTTACAGTTAATCGCTGCTGCAAATGCAGATGCAGGAAATCACGCTACTTGTGCCACTGTTGGTTCAGGTAATGGTATTACTGTAACTGACAACGGAGGTTATTACCCTGCAAGAGCGCAAAACATGACTAACGTTAAAGGCGTTAATACCGTTCTTCCTTTAACAAATAATGACGGAACAGGTTTTGCTGCTGACAATTATGTAATCACTACTGCTGCTGTTTATTCATCAGGTGTGGGTGCAAGATTAGCACAAGACGCTCCTGTAATTGACTTTACCTTTGGTAATTTAATTTCAGGTAAGTTTAATGCTCCTGCTACATTTACTAACCCCGTTACTTATGCTACAAGCGGTCAGAATTACGACATCTTCAACATTGAGTCTTTAAAGGTAGTTGCAGGTACAACATTAACTGAGCAATACGTTTATCAAATCGAAAGTCAACTTGCGGTTGTAGATAATGGTACAGGAAGTGCTACTACTAACTTAGCAGGATTTATTGCTTTTGAGCGTCAATTGCGTAAAGACATCGGTCAAATTTTCCAAGCTGACCACAACGCTTTAGTTGACTTCTTTGACTCTCCTTCATTGTTTCAAGGTGCTGCAGGTGCAGTTCCAACAGCAACAGGCGAGAATAAAGCTGCTACAGCTTATGGTCAATGGGTGTATAACATGATTGGTTCAGGTACAATTACCGTTCCAACTCCTGCTAATACAGGTTTAAACTTAGACTTAGATGCTTCTACTACTGAAGGATTAGAAATCACTCCTTCATTGTTAACTGTAAATTCACAAGCTTTCGTAGTTGGTCAACAAGAATTTAGCATCACTGTTAAAGACATTGTAACTGACCACACTGACGCTGATATGCTTGTAGGTTTCCGTAAGAAAGCTGCTCACGCTGCTGACTTCAATAACTACACTGACTTAGCTGCTATTGGATTTATTGCTGATTTAGTTTACACATGGGGTATTTTGAACAATGCTGCCACTGTAGCTACTAATACAACTGTAGTTCCAACTGATGCTGCTTACGAAGAGTATGTGGTTAAGGTTGCGATTAGTGGAGCTGTAACTACAATTCGTAACGGTGTTGAGTACCCTGTTTATTCAGCAGGAACTACTGCATTAGTTTTCGATGCGGGTGATACAATGATTCCATTTGTAAGAGCAGTAAACAATGGTGGTGGTGACCCTGATGTTATCATCAATCAATTATTATCTGTAGCTAGTACAAACTGGTTATCATAATTATCGAACATTAATAATAAGGAAGGGGAGGTTGAATTTAAGGTTAGCTTCCCCTTCTTTTTAAAACAAGAAAATCATGGATAGAAAACAAATGTCAGAAGCTTTGATACACGCATTTCAAACGATGGGTGATTTAGCTGAGATTTCGGGAGGTAATGGCGGAAGTATTATTATTGACGGCACTGATGCAACTGCGGTAGAGGCTTATGCAATCGTGGCTAATAGTGCGACTGTAATAAATGCTATTACGGGAGAAAAAGCGGATGGTACTGCGGTTAATTTCGCTGCTGCCCCTTACAATTGGGTTACTTTACCTGTAGGAACGTTTATGAAAGTTCCAAAGGGGTGGAGAATATTAAGTATTGATTTAACTAGCGGTTCGCTATCAGTATATATTTACTAATGGGCTATCCAAGAATAGGTATTGGTGTTTTTGTCGGCACAAACTCTGGAGGGGGTGGTTACGATGCGGACGCTCAATTATACTTTGATGAGTTAACAGGCGTTGTAAGCAATGATGTCAAAACCCTAGTAAATAACCTAGTCGTAACATTAAAAGCAGACAATAACTGGCAATACATTGACCATTTGCCATTGCTTAATATGCCTAACGAGCAGAACGCAATGGTTAACTTAAAGAGCCCTAGCGACCTTTTAATGGTTAATTACAATAGCTGCGTTCACACTCCTTACATTGGCATTCAAGGTAATGGAACGAATGCTTATATTGATACAAATTATAATCCTAGTACTTATGGAGGAAATTATCAATTAAATAGTGCAGCTTATGGTGCAGGTGTAGTTACTAATATAAATGACAATAAGACTATAATGGGTTCAACATCAGCTTCTGGTTATAGTTACATTTATCCAAGATATCTAGGAAATGCTATTTTTTCATTAACTCAAATCTCGGATTCTACTGTGGCAACCGCTACTAATAATGGTGATTATTTGTCAATGAGAACAGACTCTGGTACTTTGTTAGGATACAAAGATGGTACGTTACTTAATACATTTTCTATTTCAATAACCGGTGGGATTGAAAATAAAAATTTCTATTTACTATGTAATAATTATTTTACAGGAGCTTCTGAGTTTACAACTAATCAAATTTCTTATTCGGTTATTGCTGGTGAACAATTAAACGCTATTACTTTTAGAACAGCTATAAGAACTTTCGTAAACGCTATGGCAGCATTATAATATGGAAAACTACTACGAAATAACAAAGAAACAAGCAAGGGACATTGGTAAAGTTATGATTAGCGATTATCAAGGCTTTGACCCTATGGCAGGCGAGGCGGCTAACGGATTTAATTTAGTGAGTGAACAATACGCTAAATACATTGATACTTCTAAAACTAAGTTAAAACCTAAGAATCAAATTGAATTAAAAACCTCTAATATAAATACTAAAATGATAACAAATACAGATTGGAAAAACCTATCACAGGACTTCTTTTATAGTTCATTAATGAGCAAAGTTTTAACCAATGCTAACCCTAATGGTTATAGTACTTTCTTAAAAGTATTAACCGATGGCGAGAATAACTATGCTAGTGAGAATGCTTTTTTAAGTACGTTTAATATGCTAGGTATCACTTGGACACCTACTGAAAAGGCGGAAATTAATACTATTTTAACCAATAACAATTTTACAGTTCAGGTATCGTAATGACTGACTTTGCAGCACATATTTTAGCATGGATTTCTAAACAGTTGGTTAGATTCTCTGGTATTATATTACTGCCGTGGAGCGTTATTATAGCCATAAAACAGAAGCGATTTAATAAGTATCGTTACGAGGTTGCGAGGGGTTGGGATATTTTAGCCAATAAATTATACGAGCCTGTATTTAATGAAGAGATGGGTGATAATTTTGGTAAGGATGAAACGATAAGCCAATGTATGGCAAGGAATAAACGGAACGGAACGGACACAAAGACGGCAAAGAAAGTAGAGAAACTAATTAATATATTTGATAAAGACCATTTAAGTAAAGTGAAATTATGACCCAAATAGACAAGCAAACGATAACGATTTAAAACAAAAAAAAGATGACAAAGTCAGATGTACAATTAGGAATTATCAATATAATTGAGCAATTCGAAGCTGAACCCAACGAAACACTTAGTGGTGTTCAGCAAACAACTCTTACAGACCTTATTGCAGCATACTGCGATACTGTTAATCCTACTAACGACTATCCTCCTACACCAAGATGAGATGGCTTGCAAGTTTGGCGGTTGCTCTTTTCGCCACAGGATATTGGATATGTGAATTATTCTTTACTAGCGGCTCTGTTGCGTGGTGGGATTTGCGTATTGCTATTTACACTTCTATATTTGCTTTGTGTTTCACGATAGGTTATTCTCTAACTGAAGGGTTCACAAGGGCTGTATTTTTAGTAGGGATAGTATTTTGTGGTGGAGATATATTGGATAGATATGTGTTCAATATTAATGAGTTTCATATTAACGATTTATTATTATATTTGTTTACACTAATCTATTTACCCAGAGAATATGCCAGAGAGATTAAAACAGATTCCTGACGAAATATGGAACTTCATGATTAAGACATTACCATTTAGTTTAGCAGCTTTGGCGATAAGTATAAGCATACAGATTAAGAATAAGACGGCTAGTTTGATTAATTCACTGTTGTCTATTATTATAGGTGTATCTTGTGCTTGGATAACGGGTGGATGGATTAATGAGCATTTTAGTTCTACTACCGCTCCGATGATAATTGGAGTTGTAACTATATTAGGGGAGAAGGTAGGATATTGGTTGATATATAAGTTCCAAGTTGATTTAGTTATGGCAACGGTGGTTGATATTTTAATTAACAAATTCAAGAAGAAATGATAAGTGAACATATTTCATACGATGAGGCTACAGTTAGCCCAACAGCTTTAAGATTAGGGATAGATAACACTCCTCCTGATGATGTTTTAGATGCCATGAAAGCCGTGTCAGAACATTGTTTTGAGCCTATTCGTAAATGGTACGGGAAGCCTATTAAAGTAAATTCATTCTACAGATGTCCTGAGTTAAACAAGGCTGTAAAAGGCTCTCCTACAAGTCAGCACGCAAAAGGGGAGGCTATTGATATAACAGGCGGCAGTAGAGAAGAAAATAAGAAGATTTTTGAATGGGCTAAGGCTAATTTAATATTTGACCAATTGATCAATGAGTATAACTTCTCATGGGTTCATATTTCATTTAAGATGAAGGGCGGGAACAGAAATCAAACACTTGTAATAACATGAAACAGTTTATAAGCAAATTATTTGGGTCATTTGACAATGTAACTAATAACTCGTATTCAGGGAGAAAGCTGTCTGCATTTGCGGCTGTTTTAACAGCTATTTATCTTACTATTCACGAACTACCCGCATACGCTCAATTACACGCTTTATACGCTTGGTTGACGTTCTCTTTACTGTGTTTAGGCATTGTAACAGTGGAGCAGGTGATTAGATTTAAGTCAGGGCAAACAGGAACTACTACTGAAACAACTACCACCACAAGTGAAACTAAAAAAGAATGAAGAATTTTACACATATCTTCTATATTGTAATAATTATTCTAATTGTAATCTTTTGGAAGGGCTGCTCAAAGCCCAATACTTCTACCGTAACAGATTATAAACGATTAAAGGACTATTCAGATAGCGTAGTTAAAATAGCCGTTGTAGAAGAGGGAGAAAGAGCTTTCTTAAAGGGAGTGGCTAAGATGAGAGATAGTGTTAGAACAGAATGGAAGATTAGATGGAAGCAAGCTAAAGACATACATGACACTATTCCTTGTGAAGAGAAACTACCTATAATAATTGAAACGTGCGATTCGTTAATAGCGATAGATGACAGTTTAATTAATACTCAGTCTAAGACAATAGCTAAGGGAGATTCGATTATAAAACATTACAAACAAGCAAGAGTAGCAGATAGCACTAACATAAGTAATCTAGCGCCTAGACAATATTTGTTCTTGGGAGGTGATGTTACAACGGGCGGAAATGTATTTCCAACCATAGGGTTTGATACTAAGAAAGGTTTGTTTATGGCAGGGTACGACCCATTCAATAAGCAATTTAAAGTAGGCGCTTATTTCAAGGTTAAGCTTTGGAAACGTAAGAGATAACTTTAATCTTTGGGTTAATAAAAAATTAATCCATGTGCTAAGAAAATACTTATATTTATCTCATGGCACAAACGGCAAAAAATATCATAGACTCAATTCAAATTATACTCACACGCTTTGGTAGAACAGATGAAGACAGGGTGGATGATGATTATTTGTATTACAAAATCTGCCAAGTAGCTGCCGACCTCAAAGTACAGCAATATCTAGCCACTAAAGTAATTGATTACACATGGCTTTCATCTCCCGTAACACTTAATTTTTATAAGGTTAATCGTGCGGATGACAATAATGTTACTTGTAATTGCGACATATCTAAAACTACTATCCCTCAAACTATTTCACTTCCTTCAAAAGACGGAAACCTTGATTTAGGAATATTCTCACTAAGCTCAACCTGCGGAACTAAAACATATTCTCTTATGAGAATGACTCAATGGAATTATATCCCTAGCGATAGTACATGGAGTTTGTTTAAGTATTATGACCGTAGAAACACAGACCTTTATGTTAATACTATTGTTGATAAATTATCTTTTACAGGACTTCTTTTAGACCCTGCGGATGGATATTTAATAAATTCAGCTCCCGTTGCTAGCGGCGGATTAGTATCAGGAACAGTTTACTTAGTGAAGTACGGACAAGTTATTTACAACAACGTAGTTTACGCTGAGAACTCGACATTTACAGCCAACGCAACGGCTACATTTACAGGGAATGGCACTGTCTATTTAAACTCACAAGCAAGGGCATATAGAGATACAGACCCATTCCCTGCAAGTGGTGAAATGATTAGACAAATAGAGTTAGAAATCTTAACGAAAGAATTTAAGATTGAGGCTAACCAAATTCCTGACATTATAAATGATTCAGTGGACGATGCAAAAAAAGTCGGTTAATAGTTTTGACTTTAAAAAGCTTTGTAAGCGGGCGGCTAAAACTGTTAGAACCAAGCATAAGAAGTCTGTTAAGATGGATGATGCAAGAAGAGTTTGGGATGATTATTGTGAGTTCGGAATTATAAGACCATTACTTAAATATGGTAATGTAAAAATAGATGAAAGAACAAGCATTGAGATTGTAGGCAAGCGATTCGAAGATGACCCAAAATTACTTGGGTTAATGGCTAAAGGATTAAACGTGAATGGAGTGATTAGAGATGCGGTTAAATTTGATGATAACAGGTACGGAGTAAAGTATAAGATAGTGTTTACGGACAGAAACTACAAAGGGAGTCTTATATTTACAGCAAGTAGCAAGTTAAAAAAAAGAGTACACGAAGAATTAAAGAATACACAAACGAATTATAGAATCCTAAGAAATGGCAATAAATAAACTCGTATCAATACATACACCCATAGTGGATGCTATGCAGATTCTAAACATAGATAATGATAAGTTAATTCCTTTATTCACTCGTTTTGCCACAATAGCTGAAAAGCAAATAGGGAGCGCCGCAATCATGGAACTCAAAAGAAAAGTACTTGATATTAATCAGTGCGTAGCTTGTTTGCCATCGGACGCTGTTCGTGTTGAAATAGCTATCTTAGGAGACCAAGGTGAGAACTGCGATAATTTACTTAGAACATTTTGCACTAATTTTAGACAACCCGACACTTATGGCACTGCTGAGAATACATTTTTAGTAGTGGACGTTGGTGATAATGGAGCAGGGCTTAATTTCGGGACTGTGCCATTCCATATTCAAAATAACAAAATAATCTTCGAGGTAAACAATTACGATGGACAGAAAGTAACAGTTCAGTATTTGGCTTACAAAACAGATTGTGATGGGTTTTTAGAGGTGGGAGAAAATCATGTGGATGCTATCAGATGTTATATTTGTTGGATGTATTACATGGGTAAGTCTAATATGAACAGCTTGGAGTATGGTAAGATGAATACTTACAGAGAAGAATGGAACAGAGAGTGTTCACACGCAAGAGCTATGGACGCTATCCCTAATCCTACTGAATGGAATAATATCAGTGCTATGATGCACAATCCTTATGCAGGAAAGAGTTTAAGTACAAGAATGTTTACTACTTTAGGTGGACTTTATAGCATTTATTAATTATGATAGGCTCTTTTGAAAATACTTTTGAGAATGGAATGAATAGCGATAACGACCCTACGCTTCAGCCAAAAGGGACTTATCCATACATGATTAATTGTAGCCTTGTTTCTCAAGACGGGCGTAATTACACCATAAAAGATTGTTTAGGCAATACCTTTTTAGTTGCCATAAACGAGCCTTATGATTTAGTTTACACTGCTACAGGAGATTTGCCAATGCCAATACTTTTTGTTTCTTTCCCTGATAAATTGATTGTCTTTAGTACAAATAATAACTCAACGGGAGGTTATGGAGAGATAGGATTGATTAAATATCTTCCTTACGGAGAAGGAATAAGAGCTGAGGAGATTGCAGGAGAAAGAAATCCAGGATATATCCCTCTTTATTCTCATACAGATTTAAATTTTACTCAATTACATAAGGCGGACGGCTTTTCTTTTATCGAGAATGAGCTTACCCAAAGAATTTATTGGACTGATAATTATAATTCTCCTAGAGTTTTTAATACATCTAATCCAATCTTTACTACTTACATTGCAAGTGGAAGCCTTAGTGCAACCGCAGGAGTTCAATACATGGTTCTTCAAGGGGCTATTGAATATCCTGTAGGCGGTGGAGTAGGCGCATATTACGGATTAGGATTGCCTAATGGGAATATCATTACTACGGCTGGTGGAAATGTTACATATACAGATTTAACAACGCCAAATAGACCTGCTTTAGTTATCGAGTACTTTCCTGTAGAGTTGTTAGACTTCACCCCTGAAAGAGTGTTAGGAGAAATATCTCTTAATCAATTCGGAACAGGAAGTGTGTATTGCGGAAGCAAGGTTTATTATTACAGGCTAAGTGCGGCTGAAGGCATTGTAACATCATGGAGTTATGGCACAGCGCCAATTCCTGTTGGAACATTAAACAACTCTGATGACTTAACCGACCCAAATGTAGCTTACCATGATTGGGTAGGTGGCGGAACTAGCACTGTGTTATTAGATAGTGGATTATCTGTAATATTGGATGTTATAGGTATTGACACTAATTTTGATTACATAGAGATAGCGTGTGCTGAATTTGACCAATCTGAGTTTGCTCCAAGGCAGATAACAATAGTTGCTAAAGAAGAGATTACATCAGCTTCAATGACTATTACGCATACAGGAGCGCTTAATTTAGGAACTCTTAGCACTAGTGATATTACTAACTTCCCTGCGGGTGTAGATACAATTAAGACATTAGCCACCAATAAGAATTATTTATTGGCAGGAAACATTACAGAACGCGAAGAATTAAATTGGGATGGGGCGGCTAACATTACGGCTACTCAAATTGAATATCCAATGAATGTTCATTTAGACCCATCTAATACAGCAACAAATTGTTCTGTAGCGGGAATGGTTTATAGCGGAGTAAGTCCATTGTCAGGAGGATATTCAGCCACTACGCCAGCAGGAACAATTACGCCGTTTTCAAAGTGGTTAGTAACATCAGGGTCAGTATCGTATAATGGAACGCCTTACACTACAGGACAAGTATTTGTGGGTGTAGCTGGTGTAGCTAATAGCGATATTGCTACCATTGCAGCATCAGGTACTTTTGTTCCTTGTGTAAGTAAAAACAGATACAATATAATAACAGGCAGCGTTCCTGTACCTGATTATATAGAACTAAAGAGAACAAGTGATTTAGTTAATGATTGCTTTTGGGATTATAGGTCTGCGGCTGTAGCTAGTCACGTTACAGGGTATTGGAGTAGTGAGACTTATAGATTTGCATTAGTGGCATTTGACTTAAAAGGGAGTCCTTTTTACGCAAAACACTTAATAGATTTTCAATTTAATGACCTAGTTGGCGCTTCTGCTAAAACAGGCAGCCTTCTTCGTAGAGACGAAATAGGAACTACGGGAGACTACGTTTATTCACTTAACCCATCAGGAATAAAATTTGACGGAATAATATTCACTCAAGAGCAAATAGACAACATGAGTGGATTTGCTATTATGAGAGCTGAACGTGACGCTCGTATTGTCGCTCAAGGACTCGTTACTCAAAATGTAGACACAGGAGCTTCGCCAAAGGTATATAGACCTGGGGCGTGGAATCCAATCGTGTGTGACCAATATAATGCGGCAGAGAAGGTTTATACCTTTATGTGTCCAGACGCTTTAGATGATTCTCCATTAAAAGGGACTCTTGGTGTTATTGGAGATACAATGGAAGAGGCTGTGTGGTTAGAGCCAAAAGATTATGGCGGAGGGGTTATAAATAGAGGGCAAGGAATCGCAGCGTCCGAACAAGCTTATGTTAAATATTTGTCTCCTGCAGGTGATGGAAGTATTAGAACAGGCACGATAAGTTATTATGGGTCTGTTTTAGAATCTGATACATTGACAGGTATGCCTTCTGGCGCTACTTACGAAAACGATAATATGCACATTGATGCAGCAGGAGGAAGTACAGTAGAAGGGGAATGTGTAACTGGCGGAGTTGATTATACATTAGATGACCACTACGCTACAGGATGTAAGAAGAGTGTGTTTATGTTGGAAAATGATTTCCTTCATTACGGGCCTTCTGCAAATAATTATACTTCGGTAGCAGCCATGAGTTTAGTTCCTAAGATATTAATGAACTATGTTAAAACGGGTTACGGTACTCCTTATGGAGGAACAGGTGATGCTTCTTTAGCTAATACGATTTATTTTTCAACAGGACATTATCAGCCGATCAACGCGACTGTAAAAGTACATACAGATAATGGTGCTGGTGGATATACGTTTAATGGAGTAGAAGTATTTGGTGGAGATTGTTTTACTTGCTTAATTGACCAAGGATATGCTTTGTGGGATAATGGCTTTGGAGGTTCTAAATATTCTTATGCTTGGACGTTCCCTTGTGAGTGTAATTCTAATTACAATTTAAGAAGAGGAAAGAAAACATCTACAGTAGAGATGTATTATACGGGCGCTCCTGCCAACGTGATAGCTAATGGAATAGCTGCATTAACGGCGGCATCTGTTGTTAATTTAGAAGATTACTCATATAATCCAGGTTATTCAACGGAGGGACAATCGGCGGTTTATCCTGCTCTTCCTGTAAACTTTGTAAATTCTACTCAATTTCAGGCTAGAATAAGGTTTAATGGACAGAAAGTAATAGGTGAAACGGAAGATTCTTTTAGAACTTTTGGCTTATTGGATTACAGGGATATATCGGCTAATTACGGGCGTATAAATCAAATTAAGGTTAAGGAAGATAAGGTTGTTGTATGGCAGGATGCTGCGGTGAACACAGTCCCTATTTTAGAAAGACAGGTAGTAGCAGGACAAACAGGAGATGCCACTACAATAGGTACGGGAGGGGTAATAGATAGATGGGATGTGCTTAGTTCGTTCTTTGGCACACAGCATCAATGGAGTATTACTGAAACAGAGTATGGCTTTGCATGGTTTGATATGCGAAGAAAGGCTTTTGTTATCTTAGATTTCGGTGGAGGGTTACAAGAGGTGAGTCAGATATTTGGATTAAAGGGATTCTTTGATGAAGTATTTTTAGAGATAGAGGGTGTACAGGCGCATGATAAAACACTACTTTTAAATTCCCCTACATTTGATGACACATCAGATAGACCGTTAACGGGCGTTGGTATTATCTCTGTTTATGACCCTAAGTTTAAGATGACTTACATGACGTTTAAGTTTATGGGTCAGAATTATTTGGATTTAAAGGCTAAGGATTTTACTATAGGATATTTGCATACAGACTTGAAGAAATGTTTTGTAGGGTTTTATGACTTTCTTCCATCGGCGGTTCATAATCATAATGGATTTGTGTTTATGGCTAACAACCCTAAGAACACCACTCAATACATTCCAACATCAGGAACACTAACAGGGCTGTCTTTTGTAGAGGGAGAAACTATTTGGGGGGCTAGTACTTATAGACAAATTGAATACGTGTGTATTCTAGCTGTTACATTAGACAACGCTGCTAAGTTCCCTGAAGGAGCAAGTGGAAGCACGTATTGGGCGGCAGTTAATGAGGTTAATCAATTATGGGTATTAAATATGCCTACTAATACAGCAGCTACAACAGCTCCTGATTACGTTTACAATAAATTCTTCGGTAAAGTAGTGAATAACAGAATTGATATAATCGTTAATCCTCCAATGTCGGGTGAAGAGTCTTTTGAAGTACAGAGTATGTCTCAGAACGGCCCGTACAATATAAACTGTACAGATGTTTATATTGAAGCAGATAGTCAAACAGCTTCCGATGTAAGTATTTCAGCTACTAATCGTAATTACAGGTTCATTTGGAATAAGATTGTTAGTAGTTTGCCCTTGAGTACTACGGGTAGAATTGTTAACAGATATCTAAAAATAAGTCTAAGAAAGAAGAATTGGACTACATCCCCTACAACGGTGAGTACGAGTGTTAAAATATTGAGGAGTTTATCTTCTATTTTCAACACTAAGAATTAAATGCAACCTTTTTAGTTTATCTTCGTTAAAGTATTAAAACCATTACAGATTTGTAAGATTTTATAGGAAATAATATTCCTTACAGATTTGTGATAAAAACTATAACAATGAAAAAACTATTAATTATTTTGGCGGTTGGATTATCTCTATCGGTCAATGCTCAACAAACTAATCCTACGGGAACTGTATCTGATTTAAGTATTACACAAAGCTCAGTATGCTTATGTGATTCGGTGGATATTAGTTTTATTTACAGAGATGTTTATCCTCTACCTGCGCCTGTAGATTTCAACATCTTCGCAAAGGAAGGTAGTAAGTATGTATTAGTACATTCTTTTGATTACACTGACATTCAAAGTATGGGATATTCTCCTGTAGGTAATTTCTATAACGATACTATTTACTTTACAAAGATGTTTATCCCTTGTGATTTATTATCTAAACTAAATATTGGTGGTAGTGGCGCAATAGTTTCTTTTACATTTAAAGATGGTGTATCTGAAACATTGAAGGTATATGATTGTACAGTGGGTATTGAAGAATATGAATTGGATGATTCGGCGGCTGTATATTATGATTTCAGTGGTAATGTAGTAGAACCTAAAGTAGGACAGCTATTGATTAAACAAGTAGGTAACAAACGAATTAAAGTATTAATACAATAGTTATGAAAAACTACATCAATTTCAGTAACAGAGGGGCGGTTGCTTTAATAGTCATACTTCTTACAATACTTACTTATAAGTGTTCTTCTCAATCAAGAGACTACCCACGCCCTATGAAATTTGGATGCGGTAAATTCGATACGATATACATCTCTATTTCCCATGATACTCTATCCGACACTCATCATTTAGTTGTTTCATGTTCTAAACATAAGCATACAGAATGGAAGAGTATTACATTTGGATTTGTAGATGGAGACATGATGGAAGTGTTCCAAGATTTCGGGTGGGTGATTGACAACCCTAAACTTTTAAAGAACGTAGAATTTGATTATGTATCGTTTGATGAAACTTATTTCTCCACTGCTTGTATAAATATTCGAACAAAAGACTACTTTATAAAGTACTTCGATATGGTTCAAAAATAAGTGTGTAAATGTTTGAAAGTTTAATTATATTTGAACTTATCAAACATATACATCATGCCAAAAGTTCCTGCTTACAATCGCTCTCTAAATCTAGTAAAGGGCGAGCCTGATAAAT